CCGCTACCACCGCTCAAAGGCTTTCGTCTCCAAGATAGTTAACCGCAAACACAAATTATATAAACATGAAACCGGACAATAATTACTTCATCGTCTCAGATTTATTTCTAAAGGAATACTCCGACCTCGTCGTCTCGCCACCGAACCCCGCAGACTACGACGACATCTTTAAGGTCAGCGGATCGAGTAACATCACGGTGCGCGACTGTACGATTAATCCTGACGGCGGCAACCGCGAGGACGGCGTGGACATCATGCGCTACTCAAAGTACATTGAATTCAACTGGTGCAAGGTTGGCGCCGGGAAGAAGTACGGCTTCACAATTAAGGGCGGATCGAACAACGTGACACTGCGCGACTGCACCATCACCCGCGGCGGCGGTAACTGGGAGCGCGTAGACATCGACATCGGAAATTGGTCCACGACCACGCCGGCCAAGACTGGCGTCGTGACCATCGACCACGTCACGCGCACCGACGGCAAACCTGTCCGCGTTCGCGTAGGCTGGGCGGACAAGCCCGTCATTATCGGACCCAAGGTCCACATTCTTTTCTGGCAGAGCCTCGGACTCAAGATCTACTGCCTCGTCCGCCGCGCACTCCTCAAGTTATCATGAACGGAAAGGGCGACTCACCACGCAACTGCTTCTCGGAAGCGTACCGCAACAACCACGACCACATCTTTGCATGCAAAAGTCAGAAGACAAAAAAGACCAACTCATCGGACGCGCAGCCATCGCGCTTGTGCTCTCACACGAAAACTCATGCGGACGCGCACTCACCATCGACGAGGCAATGTTCGTTAGCCAAACCATCGTTGACCTAATCGAACACGGCCACCCAGAACTTAAAGAAGACATCACGCGGAACTGAACCCTCCGCTCAACCCATGACAACACTCGAACGCGCCAGACTATATCTGGCATCATGTCCGCCTGCCATCTCTGGCTCCAGCGGACATAACGCAACCTTCACCGTGGCAACCGCACTGGTCCACGGTTTTTCTCTGCCCAGATCAGACGCACTCACGCTGCTCACAGAATTTAATCTGCGCTGCACTCCACCGTGGTCTGAGCGCGAACTCATCCACAAGGTAGACCAGGCCGAGAAGACATCGCACGATAAGCCCCGCGGTCACCTGATGGCGTCACACTTCACGCCGGCGTCCAGCATCAAGAGTTGCGTGTCACCGAGCGGCAAGTTCGTGGCCAACCGGTGTCAGGGTGTCACCATTTCGACGGCCAAGGAGAGCGGCTTCGACGCGACCAAGAAGTTCCTGACCACAATCTTCTCACCGGATGACTGGATCTGCATCACGAACGACGCGACCTACGATCTGGAGCACGATAAGTACAACCCAGCCAGCAACGGCACGTTCATGCCACTGTCGCGCTGGCTCACATTCTTCCCTGACCAGATGTGGACAGGCACGAACCAAGGCGCATGGATACGCATAAACCCCACCAAGCCCGACCTGTTTACCGGATCGGACAAAAACGTCAGCGCGTACCGTCACGTCCTAATTGAATTTGATTCCAGACCCAAGCCCGAGCAGATCGACATCATCACACGCTGCCAGCTTCCGGTCTCCGCGGTCATCGACTCCGGTGGCAAGAGTGTACACGCCTGGGTGCGCGTTGACGCCACCGACGCCGGCGAGTGGGAGCAACGCCGTGACCAAGTGTACGACTACCTCGCAGACGTTGCACCCGACCCAAAAAATAAGAATCCATCACGATTCTCGCGCCTGCCCGGCATCATGCGCGGCGCCGCCGAGCAGACCCTGATCGCACTTAACATTGGCCAACCAACGTGGCAGGAGTGGATTGACTGGCGCGACCAGAACGAACTTGCGGAACCCACTAAGCCCAGCGACCTCATCGCATACAATACCGACAACGACCCGAACAACGTGCTGGGCAATCGCTGGCTCTGCCGTGGAGGATCGATGACAATCGTCGGACAGTCCGGTGTCGGCAAGTCCTCCTTCGCCATGCAGCTAGGTCTGACCATCGCGCTGGGCAAACCATTCTTTGGCATCAAGCCGATCAGACCTTTGCGCGTTGCGGTGGTGCAGGCCGAGAACGATATGGGAGATATGGCAGAGGCGCTCAAGGGCGTGATTGCCGGGATGAGGCTGGGCGGCGCAGATATAGTCACGTTGGACGAGAATGTGCGCTTCTATGACGAGACCGTTAAGACCGGCGCGGAGTTCATCAAGCTGGCACGATCAATCATCACCAAGCACCGCGCAGACGTGATCATCGTGGACCCGCTGTTGAGCTACGCCGGCGACGACATTTCGGAGCAGAGTTTTATGAGCAGCTTCCTGCGCAACCAGCTCAATCCGGTGCTACAGGAGACCGGCTGCTGCTGGGTCTGGCTGCACCATATGCCGAAGCCGCACAAGGGTGAGCAGGCCAAGGGGACCACGTCTGATTTGGCCTACGCCGGCGCAGGTTCAGCGGACCTCACGAACTGGTCACGCGAGGTCGCAGTCCTCCAGCGCGAGTCAGACGAGCAGGTCTACTCATTCACGCTCACCAAGCGCGGCAAGCGCAGCGGCATGATCGACGCGATGGGCAACCCGACCAGCGTGGCTCGGCTTAGGCACAGCACGACCGGCATCTGCTGGGAGTACGCACCGCCTGCAATGTTCACCGCGAGGCCAATCAAATGAAGTCCGACAAATTTAGGTTCATGCCACCGCTTAGACACGACCGCGTGTTCATTCGATCCGAAGTATTAGCACACATCGCGGAGGTCACCGGCCAGTCCATCGAGCAGACCGCACGCACCTTTCACTACCTCAGAAACAAGGGCCACCTGGTGTTCAACAGCCGCACCCGGAAGTGGTCCGGTGCCGAGTACATTCCAACCGAAGATGACGGCCAATTTAGGGCTAGGGTGGCTTCCGAGATCGCGGAATTGCGCAAGATCTGCAAGGAAAACTTAGCGAAGTGCAGGAGTCTGCAAGCCGCTAATGACATTATAGTTGAGAACTTCAATGCCTTGGTAAGTCACGTTAACCAGAAAAAAGGATGACGATAGGATGACGATAGGGTGATTTAGGGGGCTATGTGTGGGGGCTGCCTCTCCTAAAGGAGAGGGTAAGGTTCCCCCTCTCGCTTTTAGGCGACGGGGTCACCTACAAACAAATAAAAAGGCACAGATGTTTGCGTGCAAAAGAAAGCCCAACCGTTGAAGATTGGGCTGGTGGTACTCGCGGAAGGTCAAAACCCCGCAAATCGCTTAGGATGGCGTTCTAGGTGCCATCTGAGTTGATGTCGTCATCGATCTGTTTACCGTACCAGATGACGATCAGCGCGGCCCATGCCACGCCAACGATGATGGCACCAGCTAAAATTATGGCAGCGAGCGCGATCATTTGCGGGCCTCCCTGTTGCGTTCCACGATCATTGCGTCTGCTATTTCATAAGCCGCGTATCCTATCCAAGTACTTGCTCCGATAGGGTCTTTTGGAGCAATTCCAATTATGGCCTGCCCAGCAAAATAGTCGCGCAGGGTCATGCCCTTGTAACCCGATCCGTATTTTGGTTCAATAAAAAGAGTTGGAAAAGCTGGTCCGCCGCCGTCGATGATAGTACTCATGGCTTCGCCCCCCACACAAATTGCACGCGCAGATTTTCAGTCAGAACCCAGTGAGCGTGGCCCACCTCAACCGCCTCTTTCTGCATATGCTTTAAACCGAATATAAAACCAACAGCGACGGCGCAAGCCACCGCGATACCCAACACTATCAACTCTCGAATCATGTGTTTCATCGCAGACACTAAATTGCGCCTGACACCTCACGTCAATATCAAACCACTTGCGCCAAAAACTGCGCTCTGGTATAAGCAGACCATTGGAGATCACGGCACAAGTTACCACAACCTCCCCTGAGCTGACCACCGTCACCCAGAAGCTGGCGCGTGGATCGGACGCCGCAAGGTTCCCAGGCAATTGCGTCGCACCAGAAAAGAAACTCGAGATCGAAGAGCAGATCAAGCGCGGCGTCGCACTCACCCGCATCGCCATCGACACGCACTCTTCCAACACCACCGTGCGCAACATCCGCGACCAACTCCTAGAACGTGAGCCAGCCCTGTTTAAGAATCACATGGCCACCAATCTACAGCGGATCGCAAACAAGGCCGCTTCCACTATTGAGCAGGGTCTAGATGCGATGGCAGAATCGGACATCAAGCCCAGCATGATAGCTGGAATTTCCGTTGCACTAGGCATCCTCATTGACAAACAGTCCGTTATGCTAGGTGAAACCACAGTCCAGGTGGTCGAGCACAGGCTGAAGGTCTCTGCGGATGCCATTTCTCAAATGATTTCCGTGAAACCATTACAAGTTGTTACAGAGCAGGAGGATATCATCGAAGTTGCATAGACCATGAGACTTACATTAGACATAATAGGTATTGTGCGAAGTCAG